GAAGAAGAATTGGAGTTAGCCAATGAAGATTGAAGAAACTTATGAAATCGCTGAAAGCGATATCAAATACAAAGATAAAGATGTTGTCGCAACAATCAGAATTACCGCTGGCGACTTTAAAGATACTGTATTTCATTTTGGCGAAATTAACTTTGCCGAAGAAGAAAATCCCGACGGAACCTATTCAATCGGCTTCAACTATGATATAATAAGCGAAGAACACAAAGCGTTACAAGGCACAGAAAACTTTGAAGCACAACTTGGTGAAATTTTAAATGACTTGCTGAGACATGCATTAGACGAAGCAGAGAAAAGGTATAAGAATGAACTTGGAACAAAAGATACTGAAACACCTGATATTGGATGAAGAGTATACACGAAAGACTTTACCATTCATTAAAGGCGAGTATTTTCAAGAGTCTTCAGAAAAACTATTGTTTACTGAAATTGAAAGTTATGTAAATAAATATAACACAATGCCAACTCAAGAAGCATTGGCTATTGAGATTGATAAGAGAGTTAATCTAACAGATGACCAACACAAGAAAACTATTGCACTTATCAAACAAATTACAATTGATCCTGAAGTATCAGACACTAAATGGTTGATTGATGCTACAGAAGATTTCTGTCAAGAGAAAGCAATCTACAATGGCATCATGCAGAGCATTCAAATTCTAGATGATAAGAATAAGAACAATACAGAAAAACTTGACAAAGGTTCGATCCCTAAAATTCTAGCAGATGCGCTTTCTGTTTCTTTTGATAATCACATTGGTCACGATTTTATTGATGATGCAGAAACACGATATGACTTCTATCATAAAGTTGAAAGACGAATCCCATTCGACCTCGACTATCTGAATAGAATCACTAAAGGTGGGCTTGCAGAAAAATCTTTGAACATTGTTCTTGCTGGTACTGGTGTTGGTAAATCTTTGTTCATGTGTCATTGTGCGGCAGCCAATCTAACGATGGGTAAGAACGTTCTCTACATTACAATGGAAATGGCTGAAGAACGTATCGCAGAACGTATCGATGCAAACTTGATGAACGTTGAACTCGACAGATTGATTGGTATGCCTAAAGAAACATACTTGAAGAAAGTTGAATCTCTACGTGAGAAGACTAAAGGCAAACTAATCATCAAAGAATATCCAACTGCTAGTGCAAACGTAAATCACTTCTCGCATTTGTTGAATGAGTTGAAACTGAAACGTCAATTCATTCCCGATATCATTTACATTGACTATCTGAACATCTGTTCTTCCGCACGTATGAAGATGGGTTCTTCTATTAACTCTTACACATACATCAAAGCAATTGCAGAAGAATTGCGTGGGCTTGCAGTTGAGCATAAACTTCCAATCGTATCAGCTACACAAACAACGAGAAGTGGTTTCACAAACTCAGACGTTGGACTTGAAGACACTTCAGAATCATTTGGTCTGCCAGCTACAGCAGACTTGATGTTTGCTTTGATTTCAACCGATGAACTTGCAGACTTAAATCAGATTATGGTCAAGCAATTAAAGAATCGATATAGCGATCCTACTACCAATAAACGATTCGTAATTGGTGTTGACAGAGCAAAAATGAAACTGTATGATGCAGAAGAGTCGGCGCAAACTAACATTTCAGACAGTGGACAAAGTCAGATCGATGATGATAAACCAGTATTCGATAAGTCTGGATTTGGCAAACGAATGCAGAAAAACAGAGATTTTGGTAATCTAAAGGTTTAATTTCATAATGTGAAATACCAGTCTTTCACTAAATATATGTTGACATGATACCATAAATGGTGTTACAATAGACATAAGATAGGAAAAAGATATGAAACTCAATCTAAGGTCAAAAGGCGTCACATTGACACCAAAAGAACGAAAAATTATGAAGATGGCTACGCATTTTTATGCAAGCCGTTTGATGAGTGATAGGTTATCAGATTCTTTAGAAATCAATGTAAACGTCATACAAGATTTTTACACAAAAAACAAAATACTTGGTGAAGCGTTTCCTAAAGATGATGTTCTAGGACTGCCAAGCAATAAACAGTTTGTAATAAATCTAGAATGGAATAAACTCGGCAAGCGTGTTCTACAATGCCTTGCACATGAAATGGTTCACGTAAAGCAATATGCTAAAGGTGAATTAAAATTCCATGAAAGAAGAAACTTGGTAACATTCCAGCGAGAACAATATCAAGATGATGACTATTGGGAATCACTATGGGAGATTGAAGCATATGGACGTGAAATCGGACTCTATCAAAAATTTAAGCCTACTCTTAAACTACTTAGAAAAGAAATTTGAAATGATTAAAGTTACAGAATGGTACAACTGGATTGTACGTCAGTTTGGTGAGATTTGCGGGTGGATTGGATTGATTCTAATTCACGGTTCTACAGTACCTGTAACGTACTTAGCAATTAAAGGTGAACCTACAGTATTGCCGCCATTAAGTATGGTTGTACTCATTTGGTCAGGACTCTTGCTATTCTTTATTCGCTCTGCTATTATGAAAGATAAGTTATACATGCTTTCAAACGGCATTGGATTTTTCTTGCAAAGTATCATGTTAGCATTCTTGGTGTTCAAATGATGAATGTAAATAAAATTGCAGAATACAATAACGAGATATATCAGCAGATGCAAATCAAAAATGCAGAACGCAGGCTTGATGAGTTGCGACTAGAAGAACGTAGAAACAAACAAATACGTGAAGTGTCAGAACAAGCACGAATTGAAATGAATCGTATGATGAATCGTCCAGGACAGAATGTAGATAGAATGGCGTAGAGGGTGAAATCCATATCACTGTTTGTCAATCATCCAGAATGTTCTACAGATTGCTGTGATGGGATGATTAAAGCACTATCGCCAAACTACAAAATTAATTTATTCAATACCGATAGTGATCTGCTGACAGTTTTAAATAATACAGATGTAGTTGCGTTTCCTGGAGGTATCGGAGATGCAGATTCTTATGATAAATTCTTTAGACGCAAACAAGCTAATATGATAGCAGACTTTGTTGAGTCTAAAGGATATTATCTTGGGATATGTATGGGTGCATATTGGGCTGGTAGTTATTATTTTGACATACTCAATGGCGTTGAGCCTGTTCAGTATATTAAACAAAATACAGCAGACATTCGTAGGTCTTATTCTACTGTTGCAAACGTAACATGGAATGGCAAACCAGAAACGTTGTTTTTCTACGACGGATGTGCATTGACAGGCAACCTAGAACGTGCTAAAATAGTCTCTACTTATGCGAATGCTGATGCTATGGCAATCATTCAAAATCGTGTGGGTGTGATTGGTTGTCATCCTGAGAGTCAGAAGTACTGGTATGAAAAGTATACACTAGATCATTGGCACGAAGAGCGAAACCATAAATTATTATTAGACTTTGTTGACGAACTTACATCATGTTAATTTACACATATCAAAAATCAAAGAAGAAAAAAACTCCTGCAAAGAAAGTTGCAGAGTATCAAAAGTGGCTTGACAATTTGCCGACCACTTCATTCTCTATGGGCACCAAAAAGCCTAAGATAGTAGAAGCATACAAGCCAGCAAAAGAAAACATTCGTGAAACGCCAAAGTATCCTAGTTTAGCGACATTTGGCGACAATTGCACTAAGCCAATTCATGGCAAAGTTTACACTGGTGACAAGATGATTGGCATCGGTACGCTACACAAAAGCAATGCAGTTCCTATTTTCTCTGATGATGACGCAAAAGACCAAGCATTGATGCGAAGGTAATTATAAATAGGTCTATAGCAACAAAAGACCTATCATGTTTAAATTTAAAGAATATCTTATTGAGAAGAAAAACACTCACATGGAACATGCGGAAGACGATGTTCTGAATGGTGGTGTTGAAGGGACTAGAGATAGCATAAACGCACTCAGAGCGGTGCGTGATATGCTTGCTGGACATTCCAAAAGCAAAGTTGACATTTCAGTCAAGTGGGATGGTGCGCCAGCAGTCTTTGCAGGACAAGACCCAACAGACGGCAAATTCTTTGTTGCGAAGAAAGGTGTCTTCAATAAAAATCCCAAAGTATACAAAACTCCAGCAGAAGTTGATGCGGACACATCTGGTGATTTAGCAGACAAACTCAAAGCATGTTTGATGTATTTGCCTAAGATCAATATTAAGGGTGTCATTCAAGGTGACTTGCTATTCACACAAGCAGACTTAAAGACAGAAACGATTGAGGGCGAATCATACGTCACGTTTCATCCAAACACGTTAGTCTATGCAGTACCGTCAGAAAGTGAACTTGCCAAAGAGATAAAACGTGCTAAAATTGGTATCGTTTGGCATACAATTTACGAAGGTGATTCGTTTGAGACACTATCAGCAGTCTTTGGCAAAGACATTCTAAGCACACTTACAAAGACTTCAAACGTTTGGATGACAAGTGCAGTCTATCAAGACGTATCAGGCAAAGCTACACTCACACAATCAGAGAATGACGAAGTGACAGCAATTCTATCTGAAGCTGGAAAGATATTCCAAAAGCTAGATGCACCTACTCTAAACTACATCAATACAGACGAAGACTTGATCGAACGCATTAAGACATTCAATAATTCAAAAGTACGTCAGCAGTTGAAAATCACTAACGTCAAAGCGCACGTTAAAGAATTGATTACATACATAGAAGATTACTACGAGAAACAGGCTGAGGGCAAAGGTGAACGTGGTCGTGCTACTCAGATGTTGAAGAAAAGCAAAGTGCTTAAATTCTTCTCACCAAAAAACAAATCTCACTTAGAAGACATTTTCACAATGATGAATCTCTTAGCAGAAGCTAAGTTGATTTTGATTAAGAAGATGGATGAAGTTAAGACGTTGAATACTTTCTTGTTGACAAAGAAAGGTTACGAAGTGACTGGAGTTGAGGGTTATGTTGCAATTGACAAGATCAAAGGCAATGCAGTCAAGTTAGTTGACAGAATGCAATTCAGCTATGCAAACTTCTCACCTGATATCATCAAAGGCTGGCAGAGATGACACACAGTCTAATCTGAAACCAGACACATTTATGTATACAACGGGTAACTATTTTTAACGGTAAATATGTCATATTCTCAAAAAGTTTTAGATCACTATGAAAATCCCAGAAATGTCGGATCTTTTGACAAGACTGATGCTGATATTGGCACTGGTATTGTTGGCGCACCTGCTTGCGGTGATGTTATGAAACTTCAAATTAAAGTAGAAGAAGGAATAATTACAGATGCAAAATTCAAAACGTACGGATGTGGAAGTGCAATTGCAAGTTCCAGTCTCATCACAGAGTGGGTCAAGGGCAGAACACTTGACGAAGCAGGAAAGATATCTAATTCACAGATTGCTGAAGAACTTGCCTTACCACCGGTTAAAATTCATTGTAGCATACTTGCAGAAGATGCTATCAAAGCCGCAGTAGAAGATTATAGAAAAAAACATGATTAAGTGGCTAATTTTTGGCATAATATTGACGGGTGCTGTGTTCGCACAATCAGTGACTATGAAAAAATCTGTGGAATGTGCTGACACGGCTACATTGTTGCAAGGATTAAGCGCCAGTGACTACAAAGAAAAGGCCATCTGGTTAGGCATTGAGCCTGGTGCCGCCTTGTCAAAATACAGTCTGTTTGTAAACGAACAGACCAAGACATGGACTCTAATTCAGTTTGATGAGAAAATAGCCTGTGTGTTGGGCACAGGCGAAAACAGCATTCGAATATTTACCGGACCCAAGATATGATAACGCTTACCGAAAAAGCATACGAGAAAGTTAAATCACAACTTCAGAAACGTGGCAGTGGAGTTGGGATTCGCTTGGGTGTAAGAACTACTGGTTGTAGTGGTTTAGCGTATACAATGGAATATGTTGATAAATATGAAACAGAAGTTGGTGTGATTAATTATTCACAGAAAGATTTTGTAGTTCTTGTAGATTCCAAAAGTGATGTGTATCTTAAAGGTCTCACAATGGATTGGATTCGTAATGGACTTAACGAAGGCTTTGATTTTAAAAACCCAAATGAACGTGATCGTTGTGGTTGCGGAGAAAGTTTCAGAGTATGATAACAATAACAGAATCAGCAAAAACAAAAATATTGGATCTTCTTGCTGAAGAAGGTAATCCAGATTTAAAATTAAGAACATTTGTGCAAGGTGGTGGTTGTTCGGGATTTAGTTATGGGTTTACGTTTGATGAAATAATGAATGAAGACGATTTTGAAGTACCCTTAGGAGACACAAAAGTTTTAATCGATGCAATGAGTATGCAATACTTACAGGGTGCAAGCATAGACTACAAAGAAGATTTGCAAGGATCAGAATTTAAAATAACTAATCCCAACGCAAAACAAACATGTGGATGTGGTAGTAGTTTCACAGTATAATAATTAAAAGACGGAGAGTAAAATGGCAGGCTCAGCAAAAGTTCATGGCTTATTGTACAAAATGCGTGATTTGGATAAAACGTATGCACTCAATTCACCAACTCCTACCGAGAGGGGTGAATTAGACGTACTGATACAAATTAATGGCTATATCGCTAAGATAGGTACACCAATTACTGTTGTAGCGGGCAAACATACATTCAAAGATGTTTATGGAGCCAACAAAGTTGAAGGCACACCCAAAGCAGATATAGCACTAGTTATGTACGACGGCAAGAAAAAAAAGTTTGTTGATGTGTGTTTTATATCACACAAGATGGGCAAAGATGCCAGTGGGTTTCAGCAATATAGTGGTATCACAACAAAAGCTGATGGTGCAAAATCTGGATCAATTTCTAATGATAAAAATGTTGTTGAATTTTTGAAAACACTAAGCAAGTTTCATTCTGCTGTTGTTGATGCCAAAGAGCGTTTTATGCGAGTTGTTAAAGATAAATCACTTATCGGCAAAGCTGTATATGGTCCACAATTTGGCGAATCAAAATATGGAATAGATAATATTCATTTAATTGGCCAAGGCGATGTTAAATTCTCAAAGGCTGGCGACAAACACAAATTAGACTTTACTGCACATGCAAGTTATAATCCTGACGTAAAAGAATTTATGGCTGGTGATTACACAACTATTATTGCCGCAAGATACACTTCTGGCAGAAACTATGAATCTGAAGGAAAAACATACAGTGGCGTTCGTGTGTTAATTATGCCAAAAAAATTAATAGGGTCAAAAGCTAAAGATATATGAAATTATAAATAAACTATAACACAGTTAGGCTACGGCAAACCTGAACAGATAAGTCTACGGAAAACTCTAAAAATATGAAAACATTCAAGGCTTCTTTAACGGAAGCAACAAAATCGCAAGTTGTAGTCTCATTCGGGCGCATGAACCCAATGACAAATGGTCACGAAAAACTTGCCGACAAAATCAAATCAGAAGCAAAAAAGCGCAACGCTGATGCTAAACTGTATCTATCGCACAGCACAAATCCAAAAAAAGATCCACTAGACTTTAATACTAAAGTTAAGTTTGCAAAGAAAGCATTTGGACCAATGGTTCAAAATTCGGCTGCAAGAACAATCATTGAAGTTGCAAAAGAACTTAGTGGCAAGTATGATGATTTAATTGTTGTTGTCGGTAGTGATAGAATTCCAGAGTTTAAGGCTTTACTTAATAAGTACAATGGAAAAGATTTCACTTTTAAAACTATTGAAGTTGTCTCAGCAGGCGAACGTGATCCAGATGCAGAGGGTGTTTCTGGTATGTCAGGTTCTAAAATGCGTGGATTTGTTACGTCTGATGACTTCAACAGTTTTAAACAAGGTGTGCCATCAAAATTATCTGACTCGGATGCCAAAGCATTGTTTGATGCAGTTAAAAGGGGAATGAATTTGAAAGAAGAACTAGAACAACAAGACGAAGCAGTTCTTGGATATGCACAGCGTAGACAAAGAGCGCAACAATTCAAACGAATTCAAAAACGTCTAATACGAGCAAGAGCAATGCAAGCAAAGCGTTTTGCTGATCCTAAGAGATTGAAAAGAAGAGCCGCTAAAATGGCATATCAATTCTTCAGAGGGCGCCTTGCGGGTGGTAAGAACTATGCAGACTTAGGTACTGGAGAAAAAATCTCAGTCGATAAGAGATTGCAAAAGATGTTGCCTGCAATTAAAAAGTTTGCAGTGCGTTTAGTGCCAGCCGCTAGAAGTAAAGAGATTGCACGTAAGCAAAACATGATGATGAGAAAAGAAGATTTGAATCATATCTTTGCAGAATTCATTGTTGAGAAACCAACTGTACCGCAAGACAAAGATGTTGCGAAGAAAGACGGAACACAGCCTAAAACGTATTATGCTGGCTTAGACAAAGACACAAAAGACGCTAGAGCGGCACACTTTGCAAGAACTGGACCCAAATCGGATTCAGATAAGAGTGCATACAATGATGCGCCTGGTGACAAAGAAGCTAGAGAAAAAGGTATGCAACAATCAAAGCATACACTCAAATTCAAACAGATGTACGGTGAAGCAGTAAAGACACCAGAAGACAGAAAAGAAATTTCTAGACTAGACCAATTGGTTCGTTTAGGATTAGCAGACACAAAATCTCTTGCAGTTATCAAACGTTCTGTTGAAAAGTTAAAATCTGGTGACATGTTGAATCCGTCTGAGCGCAATGTCACGAATGATTTGTTGACAACGCTACTTGATATGGTAACGTCAAGTGATGCATTGTTCAGAATGACAAAGACTCAGTTACAAAAAGAAGCTGTTGACGATAGATTTAAAAAGTACATTATTCCTGCAACGAAGACAACACCAAAAATTGAAAAGATTTCGATGCCTGCTGGAAGAACAACAGATCATGTTGAATATAAAGTGACAGGAAGTTTAGCCAGCCAAACAAAAACATTCAAAAGCAAAAAAGAAGCAGATGCATATTTCAATACTGTTAAAGAAGCATATCTAAAATGTAATTATACCACAGAAGGCACAATGTGTGAACAGCATGGCATGAAAGATTGCTCAATGGCTGAAGCACCATACAAAGGCAACATTGGTGCAATGGAGATGATGAAGTTTTTCCAAGTTGCAACACCAGAACAAAAACAAAAACTCAAAAAACTTATTGCAGATAAGAATCAATCGGCTGCATGGAAAATGATTCAAGACGTTACTGGTATGAAACTCATGGGCGAAGAAGATGAGTACAATGACTATGACGAAACAGATGGACTTTCAATGGCACAGATTGAAGTGTCTAACATGATTCAAGACGCAGAAGAATTGCTTGAAATGATGGATCAGATGGATGAAGAGCCAGATGCTTGGGTTCTATCTAAGATTACTAAAGCGGCTGATTATATTTCAACAGTACGTGATTACTTAGAATTTGAAGATGACTTTGACTACGAAGATGATGCCGAAGGCGATGAAGACGAAGATGACGATGGCGAATTCTCTGGCGCAGAGTTGGATATGTATGCAAGCGAAATGTCAGTAGATGAATATGGTGATGCATATGAAGACTTCAAACCAATTCTAGAAGAAATTGAAGGCTTGAAAAAGAAATCAGAAAAGTCTGGCATTGCTTATAGCATTCTCAAAGCAGTTTACAATCGTGGCATGGCCGCATGGCAAAGTGGGCATCGTCCAGGAACAACACCACAGCAATGGGCTTTTGCTAGAGTGAATTCGTTCATCACAAAAGGTTCTGGTACATGGGGTGATGCTGATAAAGACTTAGCGTCTAAGGTAAACAAGAACGAAGAGTTCTCTAAATTTGCTGAAGCATTAGAGTGGGGCACAGATGCATTGCGTAAGCAGTATGCAAAAGATACACCAGGACAATCCGAAGAAACATGTTGCGGTGATTGCGAAGATGGAATCACAGAAGATGTTGATTGGGAACAAATTGTAAACGAAGCAGAATATCAGGGTAAGTCTGTTAAGCTGAATGATCCATTTAGAACACCTGATGGTCCTAAGAAGTTTGGTGTCTACACTATGGGTCCAAATGGCAACGTAGTTGTTGTTCGTTTTGGTGATCCCAACATGGAAATCAAGCGTGATGATCCAGACCGTAGAGCAAGTTTCAGAGCAAGACATGGTTGTGATGATGACCCAGGACCAAAGTACAAAGCAAAATACTGGTCGTGTCATCAATGGCGTGCAGGCGCTAAAGTAGATAGTTAATTTAGGAGATATAAATGACAGATAATATTCAAGAAGCGGAAGTTGGTTCTGGAACAAAAGTTGCAGACACAAAGCAGTCTGAGAAACGTGCCCAAATAACTTTAAAAGCAATTCAGCTACGTTTGAAGCAAGAGAAAGAACGTGCCGCACTCCAACAACAAAAGAAATCTTTGAGTGTCAAAGAGGACATTGGTGAGTCATTTAGTCCATCTCAGATTGCCGCTTTGAAAGCAGAGTACTCTAAGATTAATGGAATTGATCCAGCGAGTGACACATACAAGAAATTGATTGCTATGCTTGATAGATTAGATTTGAAAACTTTGCAATCTCTTGCTGGCGCTGAAATCAAGTTCGTATCTAAACTTGCACAGAATCGTGTTCTTAGAAAGAGCATGAAGAAAGAAGACGTTCAGCTTGATGAAATTTCAACGAAACTTTTAGCTAAAGCCGCACACGCCGCTTCCGATCCTGATGCAGACTATTCTTATGGTAAGTCACACGATCCTCAAAAATTTGCAGATCGTGCTAAGAAAACCAAAGATGCAAAATCTGCGGCCGCAGTTCAAGGTGCCGCTGATGCTAAAGGTCACTATGCAAGACCAGGTCATACTCTTGGGTCCTATGATAAACTCGCACACAGAAGTCCAGCCCGTGTAACTAGCGCAGGAAAAGCAAACAAACAAGATGTTAACAAATTAAAAGGTAATATCAAAAGAAATGAAGAAGTTGAATCTATTGATGAAGTTGCTTCATTTAAAAAACTAGATCAAGCAATTGCTTATGCCAAGGATAAAGTTAAAACACATCGTGATAGCTTAGATGGTATTGAAGTATATAAACATAAATCTGGTGGGTATGATGTTAACCATACAATGAATTCTAGTGGACGTAATTCTTTATCAGCATCTGGTGCAAAACGTCTTGGTACTGTTTATAAAGACAAACCCGTCAATATTAAAGAAGAAGTTGAATCTATTGATGAATTGTCTACAAACAAACTAGCAGACTATAAAAAGAAAGCTGGTGAAAACGCATCAGCCGCAGACAAAGCAGGCGACACAAAGACAGGCAACAAGCGTTTCTCTGGCATTATGAAAGCAACTAGAAAACAATTTGACAATGATGCAAAGCAGAAAACTGAAGAGTTGTCACCAAAACAAAAAGCACTCGACAAGAATAAGAACGGCAAGATTGATGGTTCTGATTTAGCGAAGTTACGTGGTGAAGAATTATCAGCAAAACAAAAAGCACTTGATAAAAACAATAATGGTAAGATTGATGGTTCAGACTTAGCACAACTACGTAGCAAAAAGAAACAGCCACAGGGCGCTGACTTTGCCGCACAAAGACGCAAAGAAAGAATGGCGTCAACTGGTCGTATGGATGAAGCAAAATCTGACTACGAAGTTTATCACAAAGATTATTCTACAGCAGTACAAGCCGCTATCAAGCAAGCAGAGAAGCGTGGCTTTGAAGTAGACATGGACGATTGGCACGACAAAGTTGCTACTGGTCCTAAGAAGCCATCATCTGGTAAAACAAATTCATTCTCAATCAATTTGATGAAAGATGGCAAACCATCTAAGAAGAAATTGCAAATGCAAGTGTACAATATGGACAATCACAAGTATGAATTGAACATGTACATTGAAGAAGTAGAAATTTCAGAAGCTGGTCCTGGTCTTTGGGCAAACATTCGTGCAAAGCGTGAGAGAATCGCGGCAGGCTCAAACGAACGCATGAGAAAGCCTGGCGAAGAGGGCGCACCAGAATCTGGCGCATTAGACAGAGCAAAAGGCAAAAACGAAGCGGCATCTCCAGCACAACAAGCGGCTATCGCTATCGCAATGAAGAAAGATGGTAAGAAGCCAAAGGACATGGAAGAAATGACTGATGGTGATAAGTCATCTGTTGCTTTACAAGCTATGGTTGCTAGAAAAAAATTACAGCAAACGGCTGGTAAGAATAAGTCTCAATCATTCATAGATAAAATGGTTTCAAAAGCTAATGCTGGAGATCGTCTTCCTAAAAAACCTGCTGATGAGTATGACCGCAAAGTCGTAAAATACTTAAAGAAAAAACATGGTATGTCAGAGGCTAATGTAGAAGAAACATACGAAGGTGTTGTTGACAAGATCAAAGCAATCAAGCGTGGTATGCAAGCTAAAGCTAAAGCAGACGATCATTTTGACAAAGCAGGTGATCCAAAGAATGCAAACGCAAGCAAAGACTTGAAGAAAGCAGTTCGCTATTCTAATCTTTTAAACAAAGAAGAAGTTGTTCTTGAAGCCAGAAAGAAGTCTTTCAAAGACGTAAAAAAGAAAATGAAAGAAGAAGAAATGCCTAACAAGTCTACAATTAAAAAGGGTGATATGTTGACTGGTAAAAGAGAACCAATTGAAATCAATCCTGAATTGAAAGAACCAGCGAGATAAAATGAATAACGAATTGCCACAAATTTATTGTGACATGGATCAAGTGTTAGTCAACTTTATTGGCGGTGCCAATAGAGTATTGACAGCACAGGGATTACAACCTTTTCCACAAGAAGAAAAGGATGCTAAATGGGAAGCACTAAGTAAAGTACCAAAGTTTTGGGCTAACTTAGAACCTATGCCTGACGCAATGATGTTATGGAGATACATCAAGCCTCATCAGCCTTACATATTGTCTACGCCTTCTAAGCGTATGGCCACTTGCAAGCCTGAGAAACTTGAATGGATTAGAAAAAATTTAGGTAATGTTGAACAGATTTATCTTGTTCCAAGAGAGAATAAGCAGAAATTTGCACTAAGCAAAGACGGAACCCCCAATCTTTTGATTGACGATTATGAAAAAAACATAAAAGAGTGGGTTGCGAAGGGCGGAATTGGAATACGACATATAAATAGTATGAACACTATTTCACAATTACGAAAACTAGGATATTAATAAAAGGAGAACACCATGGCACTATGGGGAACAAGAGATTCATTCGCAATTACAGGAACAGTTAGCGTAGCTAACGGTTCTACAACAGTTACGGGTAATGCAAACACAGTATTTACTACACAACTTAATATTGGTGATGCACTAGTCATCAATGGAAAGAGAAGAAAAGTTACTGGAATTGCTTCAGCCAATACTTTGACTATTGATACTGCTTGGGACGCGGCAAACGTATCTGCTGGAACAATTACTGGTCAAGATACACCAGTTTATGTGCCGACAGCCGAAATTGTTGCTAACAATATTATCGGTATCGACACAACTGAAGCTGGCGTAGCAAATAACAAAATTCGTGGTCTTAGCACACCAGGATGGAACAAGTATGTTACATACACAGACATGCACAGCAGAACAAGACACAAAACAGAAACATTGGTGGTTCTAGGTGCTGGTGTATCTTCTGATGCGCCTGATGATACTGTAGCAGAAGACAGTTAATTTTCAATATTGACCTGAGTCCCAGGATTAGCATTCCCATTCAGTTGGGTTTAAAACATTAAGGAAGAAAAATGGCAGATAAAAAAGTAACGCAGTTAACAGCATTGACTGCACCAGCAAACACAGATTTGCTTTTAGTTATTGATGATCCAGCAGGGTCACCAATTAGTAAAAAGATTAC